ATCCGATTCTACCCAGTCCCCCCCGTTCCCCGACGACTGTTACCCACGAGGACAACAATACTCCGATTGGTACAATCGCTGAGATTCAATAAAAAATAAGGTTTAGGGTTCACCTGCCACAATAAGGTTTAGGGTCCATTATATAAGGTTGATGGAATAGAGAGAGGGTTATTTATTGATCAGTGAAACGAACTCTTGTCTGATACCCAACAACGTAGTTAGCTGTTGAAGCACCAGTCGATAACGACTGAGGGATGAGAATAAGCCATACTGCACCAGTAGCAATACTTGCAATGGTAGCACCAGTACCAGAGTACTGTACAGAAGTGTCCAATCTCTTATACTTTTTACAAATCCACGAACGTTTAGCTGCTGTACTAGCAGTATACACTTTATCACTAATTGTAATAAAACGCTCTTTGTTATTCAAATTATTTGGAGCATTAACATCTGCACTTGTCAAGATGTCTGTAATAGCCGGAGCTGCTCCGTTTGGTTGTTTGTCATAGACTAACATAACACGAATAGAACTTTCTTGATCAACAAGGTTTGCACCGGTCATACGCATATAGATAGATTTCATCTTAATTTCACGACCATTTCGATTATTATAATCATCACCGATAGCCACACCATTCATGAGAAGGATAGCACTACCAGCCAAAGCTGCAATAGCTTGCGTACTGTCGATGAATTTCTTTTCAATACCCATCGCTCGCGCATTGAACAATCCAGTAGCCGTAACGCCTGGGCGTGGAGCCATTGGAAATGAAGAGGCTAAGGTTGGAAGAGCACCACGACGAGCTGCTATTAAATCTGCTTTCCTCTGTAATGCCGCTTGTTTGTTACGAGCAATACGATCACGTTGAGCCATAGTCAATCCCATATTTTTGTTATATGTACTCATTCTAAGAACACCAACGCAGAACTGCCCGAGAAAATGAATCAATTAGCACTTAGTGCCTATCAAAATCGGAATTACTCGGCCCGAGATTCTCCGGCCTTATATATAAGGCAAAGACGTCAAGCAGCGCTAATATTACCTGCGCTGCTTAGCGTCCCCGTCGTCCTGCCATGTCTTTCCGTCTTAATGCCAAGCAATTCTTCCTCACGTTCCCTCAGTGCGAGGTATCGAAGCAAACTGTTGCAGAACGTCTAGAATCTAAATTCGCTGGCGAATTAGCCTGTTACGCAATTGCCGCGGAACACCACGAGCCTACTGCTGAAGATCCTGTTGGTGGACCTCATTTACATATATTACTACATTTAAAAGAAAAGAAGAACTTTAAAGATCCGAAATGCTTTGATTTCCTTACCGAATCTCATGGAAACTACCAAGCACAAAAAGGGTCACTTGCCCAAGCCGCTGTTTACCTTACAAAAGAAGATAAAGAACCACTTTGTTTCAACATCGATTTAGAAGCTGCCAAGGCTAAGAAGGCCTCCAAATTTGATACCATCGCCCAATTAGTACGAGAAGGAAAAACCTTCGAGGAAATTGAAGAAGAACATTCTGGATTTGTTTTAAATCACAAACGCAAGTTAGAAGAATATATTGAATATCATGAAAAGAAACGAGCCAAAAAGGTAGTCCGCCCACTACCGCATGAACTGATTGTAAATGGTGTTACAATCGAGATAGGAACAACTCGACCCTATCGACAACTACAATATTATATCAGCGGTCCTCCTGGCACTGGAAAAACAAGCCTCATTACTCGCCTCGTTGAAGCGGGATTTCGAGGATATCCGATTCCGTACAATGGACATTGGGAGGAATGGTCAGACGATGAGTATGACTTTGCTTATGCTGACGAATTCAACTCTCAGGTGAAGATCACCGAGATGAACCAATTCTTAACTGGAGAGATTATGCCTCTCAACTGTCGCTATCGGAACAAGAAGAAGCTCAAGAACGTACCGACCTTTATAATTTCCAATCGTCCTATGCACGACCAATTTCCCAATTGTCCGCTCCCAATTCGCCAAGCCTTTTGGAGCAGATTAACGGAGATTACGACCGTTACTTTCTTGGAAGTGGAACTGAATCCGATTCTACCCAGTCCCCCCCGTTCCCCGACGACTGTTACCCACGAGGACAACAATACTCCGATTGGTACAATCGCTGAGATTCAATAAAAAATAAGGTTTAGGGTTCACCTGCCACA